TGGAGCCTAAATTTTTATGTGATTTAGGACAGAGTGTGCAATATATTATAATTATGCATCATTTTATAGCGTACAGGACATAAAGTGGTTCGTGATATAATGATTATGTCTAATTAGACTTGCCTTGATCCTTATTGAGAATACTTTCTCAAATTACTACACCGATTGATTTATGCCCACAACAAGACCAAGGAAAGTTGGATACGCTGAGAACCTCCCAGCTAACCTCAAGACAGAAGATGTCTGCCCTGCTATCTTCACCGGCCAACAGCTATTCGATCAAAGGCCAAAGGATTATGCCCAGGTCGTTCAGATGTTAGCTCAAGGGGCAACGATCAAACAAATCTGTAAGTCTTGTAAGGTTTCACCTCATACTGTCTCTATCGTTCGATCAAGGGAACAGGAGACGCTGAAGGACTCTAAAAAGCATTTGAGGGCCTTAATTGGTACTGCGACTCATCTTGCTGTGGAAAGCCTTATAACGAAACTACAAGACGATGAAATCCCATCAGGTGTTCTTCCAATCGCTACCGGCATCCTAATCGATAAGCATCGCCAGTACGAAGGTGAACCGACTCAAGTCATAGAGGTTAAGAAATCTTTATCCCTCGATGAGATCCGAGCCGAGCTGAAGAATCTGAAAGATGAAGAGGTTATCGATGCTGAGGTTTCGGATGTAGAGACATCCGCCTGACCGCCAATCCTTAGATTGCCAGCCTACCTGGTTGGCTGTGTCAGAATGAGCTTAGGGTTCTTACCTGTATATTCTCTTACCCGATCAAAGCCTTTTACGATTAACTGTCTAACCTGTGTATTCGGTTCTCACGAGTGGTAGTAGTAGCGGTTCAAATCTTTTACGATGATAATCTGAGTAGTAGTCGCCTTTATGGCTAGGCAAGTGTAGTAGTTGTGCCCGGCAGGGCGGGCAACTACTACCTCTAGCCTTTTAGTACTAGTAGTCGTTTTATATATAAGGCGTTTACTACTAGTTTTGAGACAGAGTTGAGACAGCTATTATTCGGCATATGAGTAAATGTTTTCTTTACCCTTTTGAGTCTTTAGTTCAGTAATATTTCGAGTCTTTTTAATTAGATTTCGAAGCTTATCGGGGTGAATCTGCTCGCCTGTTTTGTCCTGAAGTTTATTTCGGAGGTTATTTAGGCCCATAATCGAGTGTGGTTTGAGTAGTTCGATAAGGGCTGTGATGAGGTTATCGTTTAATCTTTTAGTCTCTTTGGACTGCCCTGCTTTTCTTAATTTAGGTTCCATGTCGGGTTTATGGACGAAGTTTGGCCACTCAAATTCGACTACCTTTGGGGGTGGTGACGAGAAGTCTCTGACAGTTGCTTCGAGGACTAGGTGGTCCTCTTCTTCGTGAGGTGTTAGGGTCAGGATAGCATCGGGGTCACGGGCAAATACGCCTGACCCGCTTGCCCGGTCGATGTGGTCTGTGTCAGACTTATTACCTTTTGAAAAGTGGTGGGCATAGACGAATGAACAGTCAAGGCGTTCGGAGAATTGTTCCATGCGGTTGACTACTTCGGAGATTGCACCGGCATCGTTCTCGTCTGCCCCTGTGGCGAGTTTATAGAATGGATCGACTATTACCATGTCGGGTTTGAAATCGGGGAGATCTTCAATGTGGTGGACGAGGTCTTCGAGGGATCGAGCTTGGCCTCGTAATCCACAGTAGAGAAATCGGGGGTTCTGTTTATAGATACCTGGATTGGCGGCTATGATCGAGGTAATGCGTTGGGCGGCCATGCGGGGTTTTAGCTCGAAGTCGAGGTATATGACATTGCCTTGGGTGGTTTCGTGGCCTAACCAGGGCTTTCCATTGGATACAGCTAGTCCGAGGTGGAGGAGGGATAGGGTTTTACCCGCCTTGGATGACCCTGAGATGATCATCTTTGAACCTTTATAGAGAACTCCTGTAATGATCTGCGGGGGCATCTTAGTATTCGTTTCGATGCTTACCATATCGGACAGGGTAAGGAACTTGGGGGCGGGTAACGGGTCATCGATTGCCAGCGAGTAGGATTGGGGTGCATCGGATGACCGCTGGGTGTATTGTGGTTGTCCCTGTGACTGGAAGTAGATGTCTAATTCATCTGCTTTGGCGAGTGTTTCGGGGTTTAGGTAGTCTTCTCTATATGCCATGTGTTTTATTATTCTTTTGTTAATTTAATTATAATAGTTGGTTTATGATCATCATCGTCTCGGATGATATAAATTATTGAGCCTTCACGCATCGAGCCGGCTAACTCGAATGCCTTCTCCATGTGTATGCCTAGTTTAATAAACCGTCTGGCTATGGTTTTTTGAAGCTCTAGGCTTATTCCTTCCAAAAGATTACCTCCTGCTTGGCAGGGAATGGTTCGCATTCCTTTCTGCGGGTTCCCCAGGGCAGTCGGCAAAGTTGGTTCATTAATTTGAATCGTGGATCTCCACCGAGCTTTTGGGAGAGTTCGAGAAAGTCTTTTTTATAGCCTTCTATCCAATGGAACCAGGCGTGTAGAGATTTGCCTCCTGAATTTACGATCATCTTGAGTGGGGCAATCTGTTCGAGGCGTTGGATGAGGCCTAGCTGTTGCTCGAAGGATAGGGATGGATCGTCTGTTTCGTGGATAAAGTATTTACGCCCTAATACCTCTGCCTCGGATCGGGTGGCTTGCTCGGGAAATGTGTTATAGGTAATGAACTGGAAGTCTGACAGGTCGGGCATGGCGGTTGCCTGCTTGATCGTCATGGGTACTGATCGCTCGGCTACTACCCGCTGGACAAAGATTGATTCGTCAAGATGGAAGAGTCCTAGAAGCGCATCCTCGGCATTCCTCGGAATGGGATCGGATCGGAGTGTATATTTCTCAAATATACCGGCTTGGCCTAAGTTATTTTCTTTAAGGGATGGATCGGGAAGCGCTACTTTTATGGGGTTTTTCGGCAGGTCGGGGTTATCATGTCGATGATATGCCCCTTTTATAGCATTACGAATTTCTGATGGTTGATGTTGCCTGTGGGAAACCTTATCCAGTAGAGCGATCAATGCTCGTTCTGCATGGTTTGGGTCTTTGGTCCACTTGGTAATGACTAAGGATAATCGAAGTAATACATCGTGATGGGACAGTAGTCCGCTTGGTAGGTTTTCGAGACACCTGCGTATATCTCCTTTTAAGGTGGCCATTATTCCTCCTTGAGCAGTCGGGTAATCTGCTCGGTTATTTTCATCATAGCTGACTGTTCGATCTTTGAAATCGTCTGCTTGGCAACGCCGACCTTTTGAGCGATTTGCTCCTGAGTAAATCCTCGATGGTCATCGGGAACTGCTCTGAGCATCTGCCGTAGTTTGGCATCGGTTACCATCTTACGGACGGAGTTGGAAGGTCTACTCGGCATCTACCTTTATCCAATCGGTTATAAAGTGTTCAGGCAGTCCATGCTCAGACTTGTGGACCTCGTTCTTATCCAGCTCATAGCCATCCCGAGAGATGTGTATAATCTTGTACGGAAGTCCGCGCGATTCCGCCCATCGCTTAATCGCCCAGCCTTCGTTCGGGAATCGCAGGTCATCAAATACAACAGTATCTTTCCCGAAGAATGGTTCGGCTGTACGCATGGCCGCATCGATCCATATGTTTGGATACATTGTTTCCCTACCCCACTCTGTACCGAGTGATTGTAGCATCTTACGAACAGTAATATGCTCGGGGAAGCCTGGTATTGGTTCTTCCTTTCGATTGAGCCAACCGGGATGAGGTAGGATGACCTTCAACATCTTTTTGATTGGCGATGAGAATGAAAAGACTACCGCATCCTCAATCGTTTTTGAGTAAGTCGTTTTGCCCACACCCTTGGGTCCGCAAAGTCCTATTATTGGTTTCCTCATAGACTCCCCTCGTTGCAGAATAAAGCTACGCCGAAGCTAAATAATATATACATCCACATGAACACGGCGGCTATGAAGACTATCGAATAAATGATTAGTTCTTTCATGCGTGTTCCCTTTCGTGACAGTCTCGGCATACCGAAATCAGTTCCCATCCTTTTTCGCTACCAGGTTGTTCTTCGTAAGACTGGTAAGTTAAATGATGAACCTCAGTTGCTTGTTTAGTTAAGCATGACTGGCAGACATAATTATCTCTTTTTAATATTAGTTCTCGTTTAGCCCTCCAAGTATCAGTCTGTAAATACCTGTGATATTCTTCTCTGTATTGTAATCTCTGTTGTTCCTTGCGTTCATACTCATCATTCAATTGCTGAAGGCGTTTTTGCTGAATATACAATTTTCGATCACCTGCATATGCCTCAGATTCCTGTTCACTTAATATTTTAGAACCTTCAGCGGGTTTTTCTCTTTCCATAACCCCACAAGACCCACAATGCTTGCATTGCCTCTTATACGCTGATCTATAGCCATTAGCTAAAGCGTAAGGGTTGTTAAGTATTTTGACCCAATGAAAAGGCTCATCACATCGCTTAAAAGATCCCGCTCCTTTTTCGCATCCCATAATTAGTAGTGTGTTTTAATTTCCCCCTCGGCGGCCAAAGGCAGTCCAGGATAGCCAAGAGGTTCTTCGGTTAGTAGTTGAGTAAGTAAATCTAGTGCGGCCCGACCTTCGTTCTCTCCAACCTCTAGGGTCACCGAGTCATGGACATGGAGGCAGATCGGTAGCCCGGCGGCCTCGATGCGGATGAGCGCATCTGCAAAGATTGATCGAGCAGTTGCCTGTACCAGGTTTTGGAAGAGCCTAGCCCCATATATTTTTACCGGTGCATATCCTCGGGTAGTCGAGGCAAAGAGGTTTCCATTTTCCTCGTAAGCATTGAAGTAACGAACAGGGACTCCACAGCGTGTGGTGAATGTAATACATTCGGGAGTCTCCTTCATCCACTCTCTGAACTGGTCCTCAATTTTCGACCAAGCCAGCATCACATCGGGGTTTTGCGCTCGGTATAAAAGAACCTGTTTTTTGGCCTCAGATTCGGTCATATTCACACCGAATGATTTTGCCACTTCCAAAAATGTATTAGCCCCACATCCATAGCCTAAGCCGAGGAGTCTAGCCTTGCATAGCTTTCTCATTTCGGGGGCAAGCTCAGCCATCGGTTCATCCTCGTTGTACAACTTGGATGCCCGACCATGTGCCTCGTAAATATCTATCCCTCCACGGACTAAGCCGAGGAAGTCTGCATCGCCTACCAGGTACGCAATTACGCGCGGTTCGATCTGCGAGAGATCCGCCGATACAATTACCCTACCCTGTGGAGCCTGTAAGCATTTACGAGCAGAAGTATCTGCTACCTCATCGTTAGGGATAGCCTGGAAGTTTATTACTCCTCCACCGCTCCACCGCTTAGTATGGGGAGCGCCACAATATTTTAAACGAGTGGGTACTCGGCGATCAAATCGTTGGCCCATGATTAATTTCTGATAGGTTTGCAGGGCAAGGTTTGCCTGTCTCCACTCAGTTGTTTTGCGGTCAGTATCTTCCAGTATCTTTTCCACCTTATCGATGAACTGCTGGCATAGTGGACCATTGATCGCCAAACCTCTGTTTGCGATTCTACGGGTAAGGGATGAGAGCAATCTTTCCTTCTCGGGAAATCCAACATCTAGCTCCTGATAGACTCGTAAACAATTCCGACTGTCCTCTAGTGCATAGTTTATAAATGCTGGATTTGCCTGTATTTCCTGAGCAGATAATCCAGCCATTGCATCTCGCTCATCCTTGGAAATTCCCTCATTAAATAATTCCTTAATCGCACCGGCTAATGATCGGGGAAGCTGATGGTACGATGCCATATCTGCCGTGCATATCCAATCGCTTGGCATGAACTCGGGCATCTGTCCACGGAAGATTGCCGCCCTAGCACAGACCGAATCAAACTCGGCATTGTGGGAGATTAAGGTGTGTCCGTTTAGGCGCTCGACCGGCAACCTCTGTGGCTCCCCTACCCATTCAAATCCATCCTCTGCTACGATTGAAACGAGGGTGACTCGGAAGTCAGGATGCTTTACATATCGGTCGAGGCCAATTTTTGCTACTGAGTAATTCTTGGACCACACAGTCTCCAGGTCGAAGGCTACAATCATATCACTTCCCGAAATAAAGTTTGTGCGGAAAGGATCGCATTTTCGAGAGTCGGATATTCTGTCTCGGGAAGATCCCTATCGATCTGTACCCGCCAAGTATGGCCATCCTCATTCTCGATTAATGTAATATCAGCCTGTCTATTTCCCGCCTTTACAATTACCTTTGATCCACGGGGTAATCCCAATCCCATTTTATATTCTGTCCTGTTCTTCATCTTCATTTTCTTCCTCTCCACAATGTTCATGTTCATGTGCGTATTCTGCGTCATATTCCTTCCCGCAATGATCGCACAACAGCTTTAAATCGTAGCTCGCCCATCCTAAAAACTCACTCATCTCCAACCTCCATATATTGGTTAATTAAATCGGAATGAAATCCCACGCCCA